TAGACAATAATTAAAGATCAATATCTTCCAAGCATCTATTGCAAAACCATTCAGGTGAGCCTGCAATTTTTCTAGCACCACCATAAACAACCTCATTGTTATCTACCTTATCAATGATTTCCCCATACATATATCCGTATACTATTGGTATTAACCAGTGATCACATTCATACATAATATAATCATACCACACTTGCAATACCGCTGAGTTTCTGGTATGATTAACATATGGAAACAAATGGATGGACTAAAGACTTAGATGATGAACAAAAAGCTTATGTAATGGATCTTATCATTACAACTGTTAAAGAGATTAGAGAGCAGATTGCTCTTGATATTGAGGCTACTGTACCAGTATGGGACGGTTTAGGCTTTATGAAAAGTCGTAGAACTAAGGCTGCATTTAAAGTGTGTGCAGCAATAGCAAGAGGACAAAACGAAAAGGTGAGAGTAAACAATGAATAAACGTATTTATGAGTGTGAAGATAAAGAGTGTGGAACAAAGATTACTATTGAAGCTAAGGGTGATTTAGCTGAATCTATCATGTGCCCATGTGATAAAATAATGCCAACCATTGGTGCATAAATGTGGTCTTGGGTATTAGCAGTAATAGGCGTAGCAGGAATTTACTTTGTAGGTCGCAAGACTATATGGGGATGGGTTGTACTTTGCTTTAATGAAATTCTTTGGATAACTTATGCAGTAATTACAAAACAATATGGTTTTATTTTTTCTGCAATTGCTTATGCCATAGTTTATATTAAATCATTTTTACATTGGCGTAGAGATGAAATAGAATTAGAAAAGGAAAACAAATGAATACAGCAGAAGCACTTGTATTTGGATTAATATCATTCTTTTCAGGGTATGGGCTATCATACCTTGTTATGACAATTGGCATTAAACAAAACAAAGAATAGTGGTATTAGCTCCAGTAGCTCAGTTGGTTAGAGCCCCAAACTCATAATTTGGTCGTCGTAGGTTCAAGTCCTACCTGGTGCACTAGTGGTCTGTAGCTCAGTTGGTAGAGCGCCGAACTGTTAATTCGGATGTCACAGGATCGTAGCCTGTCAGACCAGCAATGCGGAAGTAACTCAATTGGTAGAGTACTACCTTGCCAAGGTAGATGTTGCGAGTTCAAATCTCGTCTTTCGCTCCAAACCTCTGTAGTTCAGTGGATAGAACACAGGACTTCTAAGCCTGGTGTCGCAGGTTCAATTCCTGCCAGGGGTACAAAGCATGATACAATTGTTTTATAATAAAATGGGGGAATCGTTGTCAAATATAGTTTTTTTAGGTAACTTTCGTGTTGACTACACAAGCGAATCTCACCATGCAAAATCTTTAGAGGAACTTGGACATAATGTAATAAGAATGCAAGAGTCTGAGGCTAGATCAGAAGATATTTTAGCTGCATGCGTAAGTAGCGATCTGTTTATTTGGATACACACACATGGCTGGGAAACACAAGGCAAGATCAGCATGGAAAAGCTTCTTCAAACATTAAAAACTTTATCTATTCCAAGCATGACATACCATCTTGATTTATGGTTTGGGCTTCAAAGACAAAAAGATCTTGAGTCATTTCCTGTATACAAAATGATTGATCATTTCTTTACTGTTGATAGTCAGATGGCAAACTGGTTTAACGAAAAGACTGAAGTTAAAGGCCACTACTTGCCTGCTGGTGTATTTGGTCCTGAATGTACTATTAGGGATGTTACCAAAAAGCATGATGTTTTATTTGTTGGTAGTAAAAAGTATCATTCTGAATGGCCTTACCGTCCAAAATTAATTGATTGGCTAGACAAAACATATGGAAATAGATTTGAGCATTATGGAAATGGTGGAGTTAGATCAATAAGAGGGCTAGATCTAAATAAACTTTATTGGTCTACCAAGGTAGTTGTTGGTGATACTTTATGTATTGATTTTAATTATCCTGACTATTGGTCAGATAGAATTTATGAAACTCTTGGTCGTGGAGGATTCTTAATACACCCATACGTACCAGGACTTGAAAAAGAATTTACTGATAAAGAGCATGTTGTTTTTTATGAATATAATAATTTTGAACAACTTCAACAGTTAATTGATTACTACATTGAGAATGATGATGAACGTGAAAAGATTAGATTAGCAGGTCATAGTTTGGTTAAGAGTAATTATACTTATAAACATAGATGGCAAAAAATACTGGAGGATCTAGGAATATGAATTATAAAACAATAAATGAAAACTACTCATTTGAAATTAGAAGTTTTCTTGATGATCCAAGCAATGATCATAACTTAGACTATAAGGTAATTGATGAAACATGGAATGAAAATGTTTATAGAATACATGAGTATCAATTTAAAGACAATGCAGTTTTTCTTGATATTGGAGCAAATATTGGGTCCGTTAGCTTATATGTAGATAACTTTAACAAAGTTAGAGATGAAGATAACAAAATAAAGGTTTACTCTGTTGAACCAGAGCCTAACAATCTTTTATTACTAAAAGAAAATATTAAAAACAATCCAACAGAAAATATTACAGTTATAAGTAATGCTATCTGGCATGAACAAAAGACTGTTCTTATTACCAATAAAGGCGGAAATAGCAGCATTATTGATGAAACAAATGATGAATCTGTAGAAGTTTTAGCAATAACCATTCAAGACTTTATTGACCTATATGGTATTGATGAAATAGATGTTGTAAAAATAGACATTGAAGGTGCTGAGTTTGATCTTATAATTAATACGCCACCTGAAACACTTGCAAAGATTAAATATATTACGCTTGAGTTTGATAAATCTTTTGACGGCAGATTTGGAATTATGGTTGAAAAGCTATCTAAGCAATTTGGATTAGAAATTTTAGGCAGCCCAGAACGAGGAGGTTATATTTATGGAAACAGATACTAAGATTGACTACTTAATTTGTATACCTATTTATAGAGTAACAGAAAGAATATACAACTGCATGGAATCTATACGAGATAAAAATGTTTTACTTATAGATAATAGCGGTAATAGAGAGTGTGAAGTATTTGAAAAGAAATATGGCTTTCAGGTAGAGTATCAATCAGAGAATATTGGTTTGGCAAGAGCATGGAACATAGGATTAAAAAAGAACCATGACTGGACCTTTTTTGTTTCATCCTCAATGTTATTTAATAAACCTTTTTCTCATATAGTTGATATGCTTAATGGCTTTAATGGTTTAATGTTTAGGACACAGCATGGATGGCATTTGGCTGGAATAAACAGAAAGCTGGTTGCAGCAATTGGATATTTTGATGAAAACTTTTATCCTTATAATTTTGATGATTGTGATTGGGATCAAAGGTGCAGAATACTTGAAGAACAAGTTATGAGTACTCCTAATTCAGATGTTGAAGTTTTTTGGCGTAGTCAGTTTGTACATTCTAACACACCTGTAAGTTATGTAATGAGAATAAACGCCCCTGCTGCAGAAGTTGATGTAGCATGTCAAATAGACGGCGGTGCAACAATAGACGGACTAAGAATTAATATTGAACCTCTTCATGATTACTTTAAGGCTAAGTGGGGCGGAGATAGAACAAGAGAAGGATGGGGCGAATATAAGCATCCATTCAATGATCCTACAAAATCTTTAGATTATTGGCCAGTAAATAGTATAGAAACTCTAAAGAAAAACTATGGTTTAATCTAATGCAAACAATAGGAATTTTACCAGCATCTGGAAAAGCATCTAGAATTGGCGGTATACCAAAATTTTGTTTGCCTATATCTGATGAAAGATCCTTGCTTCAATGGCATGTAGAACAAATGTTAGAAGTATGTGATGAAGTTCGTATATCAACTAGGGCTGAATGGGTTCCTATTATACAAAACATGGATATGAATGTTAAGTTAATTGTTCGTGAACCGTCAACAATGTCAGATGCCGTAAAGTTTATGGTTGGTGAGCAAAATGATACCGTTCTTGTTGGTATGCCAGATACTTATATCTTGAATTCACCAGTAAATATTTATAAAGCAATGATGAAAGAAACAAATGCTGATTTAGTTCTAGGTGTTTGGGAGTGCAGTAATGATATAAAAGGTCGTGTTGGACAGGTTTTAGTTTCTGGAGATAAAGTAATTGGCTCTGAAGATAAAGTAGAAGATTGTGATTATCCAGACATGTGGGGCACCATGATGTTTAGAAAAAACATGATTAGATATTTAGATCCAACACTAGAGCATCCTGGAAAACAAATCAAGGACTGGATATTAGACGGTAGAAATATAATGGCAGTAAAGCCTGGAGGTAAATATATGGATATTGGAACACTAAAAGGATTAAGACAGCTTTATAGAGAGATGGACTTATGAGATTAGGAATCATCGCAAGATCTGATAACACTGGTTTAGGTAATCAAACTATGGAATTAGTTAAGATGCTTAATCCTAGTAAGATCCTTCTTATTGATTCATCACACTTCAATGGAAATAAACAACATCCAGAATGGTACTCAGGATATAATGTTACAACTACTAAGCGTGGCATGGCTTCTAGAGAAGAAGTATATGAATTCTTAGATGATTTAGATGTAGTAATTAGTTGTGAAATCTTTTATCATAGCTCTTTTGTCAATATGGCTAAGAAAAGAAAAGTTAAAACTATTCTTCAATATAACTATGAGTTTTTAGATTATTTAGTAAACCCAGATGTTGAACTACCAGATATTTTAGTTTCCCCTAGTCTCTGGAACTTTGAAGATGTTGTAACAAAATTTAGCGATAGATCAATGGTTGTTCATCTTCCACCTCCAACAAGAGTAGAATTGTTTGCTAATGCAAATAAGATTAACACATCTAATACACATAAAAAAATACTCCATATTGGTGGAAAAGCTGCGGTAAAGGATAGAAATGGTACAAATACAGTAGTTGAAATGCTTAAGTATTCTAATGCTGATTATGAACTTGTTATTAAGAGTCAGACACCTTTGGACATACCCTGCGATGATCCAAGACTGACTATTGATACCTCTAGTCCAGACTCACGAGAAAGCCTATATGAAGGCTATGACGCTATGATCTTGCCTAGAAGATATGCAGGGTTGTGTTTGCCTATGAACGAAGCTCTATTGGCCTCTCTACCAGTTTTTATGACCAATGTATCTCCCAACAACAGTATACTTCCAAAAGAATGGCTTGTAGATTCTGTAAAGACTGATAGGCTAATGACTCGTACAATGCTTGATGTATATGAGGGTGATGCTAAGATGCTTGCTAGTTTAATTGATCATTACTATGATAGTGATATCTCTACCGCTAAATCTAAGGCTTTTGATATAGGATTTAATAATTTTTCTAATGAAGTTTTATATCAAAAATATCAAGACTTATTAAATCTTTAGCCCTAAAGACTTAGATACTGGAATAATAAATTCTTCAGAAAATTTTTGCTTTAAGTTACCAAGAGTCATAAATGTTGCTTTGTTGTCTTTTATAAAATGTATGTTTGTTTTAAGCTCTTTAATCTTAAGGTTTGTATGTTTTAATATATAAAAAGATAACCAAAGATCATCAATAATCCAGTAATCCTCTGGGCAATCAAAAAAATCATCATTAAGAAATAAACTTGAGTGACATATCAAACCACCTGTTCCTGCATAGTTTCCTATTTCGTTATGTTCTAATTTTATTTTTTTATTGTATATACTATCTACAAAATGAGCCCAAAATGTTTTAACAGAATTTTCTTCATACTGATCATGACACTCTTGTATAAAAGTATCTGGAATAATCTCATCATCATCAATAAAGATTATCTTTTCATATCCTTGTTCAGCCAGTTCTCTTGCTAACAAGAACCTAGCAAATTGCTTAAAGTCATTCTGGTAGTTATGTACAGTTACATCAATTCCTTTGCCAAATTTTTTAATATACCCTAATAGTTTATCATGTCTATTAGAATTATCAACTATATAAAAATCAAAGTCTTGATTAGTTTGCCTTTGTAGGCATCCTAAAGTAATTTTAAGGTTTTCAAACCTTATATAAGTACACATTATGAGAGCTGTTTTTGACATATGTTTTAATTATAGCAGTAAAAGGGCCAGCCTATTTCTAGACTGGCCCCTCTATTTTTTATTAATTACTTTGGAGCTTTCTTATCTGCTTTTGTTGTAACCTTTGGGTTAGCAGTCTTCTTTACAGGTGCCTTTACAGGTGCCTTAGCAGCCTTCAGAGCCTCTTCTACGGCGCTAGCATCTGGCAAGATACCAAAAGCCTTGTCGCTAGGGTTGATTGCTCTAATTGCAACTGGTGCTAGTGCAGCAACGAGTGCTGTCCATAGATCCTTTGGATCTGTAACGCCTGCCATATATAGGGCAAGACCTGAAGCAAGAACTGATCGTCCATATGATGCAAGTAGTGCCTTTAGTTGTGTTGTATTCATTTTTCCTCCTAGGATATAATTCGTGTTAGTATTGTGAAACCAATCCATAGTCCAATAATTCCTGCGACTCCCGCAAAAACTGGTGGAGCTGGGACTGGTAATTTGAATGCAGCAAACACGACACCACATCCAAAACCTGTTAATGTTGATAATAAAATATCTTTCATTTTGTTTCCTCACTTGGTAGCAACTTCTTTAATTCTTTATACTCTGATGATATTTTTTTCATTGAGTGATAATGTGGGTATGCATCACCAACAAGTCCGTACTCATCAAAATATGCAATCTCTGGCTCAACTTCGTTTACAAACTTTTCTAAACCGTCTTGAACATCTTTGATATATTGATATGCCCAATCACGAGAATCTGATAAGAATTTAATAAAGTTCTCTTTATGAATATCATTATCCATATCATTATTGTCTTTTAAAGAAGTTAATGCTTCAATTTTAGCATAAGCCACAGACAATATACCTATTCTATTTATTAGATTATATACTCTGAAAGTTAATCTAACAGATATAATAAACAAAAATACAGATAGTGTACTTAAGA